CGAACGGGTAACAAAGGACTCGTCTCCACAATCTACCACGGGAGACTTCTATCTGCGGACCATCGAACAGCGGGTTCTGGACGCCGCCATTGTCGAGTACAAGCCCTATCTTGTGGCGGACGTAGGATGTGGAGACGTATTCACTACCACCTATCTTGCCCGCAAGTATTTTGACACGAGGTTCTGGGGCTTTGACTACTCCTCGGCGATGATTGCGAACGCAAATCGAAACTCCCTACCCAACCTGAATTTCCAGATTGCCGATGCCCTCAATCCACTTCCCCTTGCTGGTCTGCTTGGCTCAATAGGACTTGGCCCTTACGACCTGATCTACACGACGCGCTGCCTGATAAACCTTCCATCATGGGAGGAGCAAAAAGTCGCCCTAGCGAACATTTACGCCGCACTTTCCAGTGGCGGCATCTACGTGATGATCGAGAACTTTCTTGAAGGGCAGGAGAACTTTAACCGTATCAGGGTGAAGTTTGGATTGCCTGAAATTCCGATTCGGGAGCACAACTGCTTTTTCGACCGCGATCTGCTCTTTGAGTATGTCTGGAGTCTGTTTACGGTTCTGGACCAAGTGAATATCAGCAGCGCCTACTACCTGATGGGCAGGATCGTGTACACGAAAATGTGCGCCGACAAGGGAATCACTCCCGAATACTTCGATGACCACCACCGGCTTGCGGCTCAACTTCCATTCTGCGGCGAGTTCGGGCCGGTAAGAATGATCGTGATGAGGAAATCATGAACTTCAAAGAGCAATCAACGGAGTGGATCACCGAGAGCGCGAAGCATCGCTACTCCTACAACTTTACTTGGCTTGGCCGCCCGATCATCCAGTATCCGCAGGACATCCTCGCTCTCCAGCAACTGATCTGGCAGGTCCGGCCTGACACGATCATAGAAACCGGGGTTGCGCTGGGCGGCGGACTGATCCTCTACGCTTCCTTGCTCGAACTGAACGCGCTTTGTGACGGCCCTCCCGACGCTCAGGTGATCGGCGTCGAAGTCAATCTGTTCCCGGAGAACCGCATCGCTATCCGTGACCATCCTCTCAGCAAGCGGATCAGGATCATCGAAGGGAGCAGCGTTGCTCCCCGCGTAATCGAGGCGGTCAAGCAGCAGGCTACTCCCCATTCTGAAGCGGACAGGCAGGCAGGTAGACCGTGCGTTCTGGTCTGCCTCGACTCCTCTCACACCCACGCGCACGTCCTTGCCGAACTCGAAGCCTACGCGCCGCTGGTCACCCCCGGCAGCTACGTGGTCGTGTTCGATACCGTCGTCGAGAATATGCCAGCCGACTCGTTCCCCGGCAAGCCCTGGTCGGTCGGCAACAATCCAGCTACCGCCGTCAGGGAGTATCTTGAAAGTCATCCGGAGTTCGAGCCGGACCGGGAGATGGACGAGAGGCTGATGGTCAGCGCTGCGCCGGGGGGATACTTAAGGAGACTACGATGAACCAGACTCAAACCATGAACGACCTTGCTCTCCTCGCTATCGGTGCGGGTGGCGGACTTTGCATAGCCCTCATCGCCTGCATGGTCTACCTTCTCCATCGCACCACCTCCTCCTTCCGTGCTGCTGTCAGCGCCTCCCTTGCCAACTGCGCGCAGCAACTGGCGGCCAACCGTCTGGCCGCCGATCATCTGCGCGCCGACCTCACTGCCGCCCTCTCCCGTCTGGACTCTGAACGCCTGTTCGCCGCCTCCCTGCAACTCCAGCGCCTCGTCAAGTCCTTCTCCATTCAGGTCGACACGATGCAGCGCGCTCTCTTTGCTCAGCCAGCCAGCCCCGCGCTCGACTTCTCCCAAGCAGGAATGTCGGCAGGTCTAGCCGGAACGGAACTGGACGAGGAAGCCGTAGACGACGCGCGGATGTTAGCGGAGAGGAACCGGTGGGCGGTAGGAGCGGCGAGTCAGCCACTGAACCAACCCGCCGCCGACCCTCTCGCCAACCTGTCCGAAGAGGATAAGCAACGCCGGGTCCTCGAATACTTCGAGCGCCGCCGCGCCCAGACAGCCGGTTTCCCCTACCCCTACCCTTCCAACTTACCGAGTTCTGGCTCCGTCCCCTCCTCAACCCCACCGGTCGCGGGATCTGGAATCTATTCCTCCCTCCTTGACGAAGCCAGCCAGATCCCGCGACCCTCCCATCCCCTGCCTGATTTCAGCGGAATGGAACCGGAAGAGGGGGTAGAATTGGTAGACAAGGGAGAGCTGACCTAGATGGCCTCGGCAGCGCAAACTCCGGAACCCAGGCAGCCAGTCGAGTCGGTGCAGCCAGTCGAGTCAGATCAGCCGGACCAGTCTGACCTTCCTGCCTCCACCCTCACCCCGCCCTCCCCCGACGACGACCGTCGCTACTGCGCCAACCGCGCCGGACTCTCCATCGCGCAGATTGCCAAGGATCAGCAAGTCTCGGAAGAAGAAGTCATCGCCTCGATCAACCGGGTCCGTCTGGACAATGAACGGTATTCCTCCGGGGCTGCTGGTGTGGCCGCGCGACGACTTCTCTTCCATGCCCTTCCCAGAATCCAGTCCGCCGTTGACGAGGCTCTGGGCGCGACCAAATTCCACGGCAAGAAAGTCGTAATGGTGGATAAGGAGACCGGCGAGCAGGTCACGATGGAGGATGTAATTACCATTCCGGATCATGACATCCGCCTGCGCACGATTGACTCGGTACGTTCCTTCTTCGCCGTGGTCCAGCCCCGCGACCCAGCCGTGCAGATTGTCAGCAACAGTCAGACCAACATCCTGAACCAAGGCCAGCAACCGGCACAACTCGGTCCCGGCGCGCCGACTTCACCGGAGGCTGTAATCAGACAAATCGTTGCCGCCCGGCAGAACATGCTTACCGCTGGAACCGAACCAGCAACCATCGAAGCCAAGAAGGAGGACAGTCCGATGCCGCGAGTTCGCGCGAATGATCTGGAAGAAGAAGAAGGCGAACTAATCGAGGAGACTGAAGACGAGGAGACTGAAGACGACGAGGACGGCGAGGACGAGGATGATGATGACGAACTGGTTGAAGACGAGGAGGAAGAATGAGCAATGACGTTATAATTCGTACTCCCACTGAGACCATCGTTGCCGCAATGGAGGAAGCTGAATCTGCCAAGGAATGCCTCGTGATCATGACCGACAAAGATGGGTCGATCATTACTCTTGGATCAACTTCTATCCTCTCTACACGACTAGGACTGCTGGAGATGGCAAAGGCTCTGATTCTCTCTGACATGATCGAGAGGGCAGTGAAGGAGTAACATTCTCCCATGCGCCTTCATCGCTTGAGCCAGTCTGCGCTATAATAAGGGATGTCGGGAGTTTGCGCTCCCGGCGTGAATTCAGCCAATCAGAGGAGATTCTGATGACATCCCTTCGTAGAATTCTACCCCCCGATTCGACCTTGTGCGTGTGTGGCATTCGAGATTGTGGAATTCCTTTTGGTTTATGCTACTGCGGATGCAGCCAGAAAACTGAATTGGCTAGGCAGCGTGTTCCAGCCCGCAACCTCTATTGTGGGTTCCCTCTTCAGTATGTGAATGGACATAACGCGAGGGTCATCCCTCTTCTCGAAGATGAGCCTGCATTTTTCCTAGATGGTGAGCCTTGTCGTTGGCTACCTGTTAGTAAAGGGTACTTCTTCGTTGTGGACGCAGCTAAGTACGAGCGGTTGATGAGGTGTGCGTGGTCAGCTCATGCGGAAAAGAAAACAGGAAAGGTGTACGCTACACGATCTGGGCCAACAATTGAAGGAACTAGGACGCCACAAATTCCTTTGCATCGTGAGTTGCTGAACGCTCCTAGGGGTATGGAAGTAGACCATAAGAACGGGAATAGTTTTGATAATCGGCTGTCTAATCTGCGTTTGGCTACTCGACGTCAGCAGGTTCACAATAGAAGGCCCAACCGACAGCATTTATACAAGGGCATTCATGTCATAACCAAGTGCAAGGCTGAGATTAGGTTTCATGGGCAGTCTTTATATTTAGGGTCGTATGCTGATTTTAGGGATGGGGCTATCGCCTACGATTGTGCCGCACGGATTCTTTTTGGGGACTTTGCGTGGCTGAACTTTCCAGACATTGTAAATTATCCTGTGTGGACTTCAGATATTAGAGTAAAATGTCAGCGTGCGCTTGAATCGTTGCGACCGTTATCTAAATGACGCGATCTCGGCGCTTGACGAACGCCTTCACGAAGCCCGCCGCAAAATTCCCAAGGCCACGCCAGAGGATCAGCAATCTTTGGCGTGGACTCTTCTTTCGGCCGTTGAAAGCCAATTCGTTCAGGACGAAATCAAGCACTGCATGGATGATCGGGTTTATTATTTGGGCGCTTATCACGTGATCAGGCCAGAGCAGGGGCCGTTGACTTGTCTCTTCCCTTTTCGAGATCACCAGTGGCAAGTTGAGGAAATGTTGACTCGGACTCTTCAGGAAGATGGGGAGGCGCGAATCATCATTCTCAAAGAGCGTCAATCTGGAATGACTGAGTACTGTTGCGGGGTGATGTGCTGGAGAACCTTCTTCATTCCTGATGCTTTTACCGTTACCGTGGCACAAGACCCTGATACTTCTTCTGCCGCGCAGCGCAAAATCGTGCTCGCTTATAATTCTCTGCCTTGGTGGCTACGGCCAGAACTTATGTATTTTACTAAGGGTTCGTATATGGAACTAGGGAGAAAGGACGCGGCGCGTGCTGTTGATCAAGGCATGGGTTCTGTGTTTGCCAATACACACGCCATGAAGCAGCAAGGCGTGGCAATTGGACGCACCGTCAGATCATTGCATGGATCGGAAGTTTCGCGCTGGCCGGACGGGGAAGTCTATACGGGAGATATTGAGCCGTCAATGAATGCGGCAGATACGATTGGGTTCATGGAGTCGACTGCGTGGGGCAACGAGGGATTCTTCTACAACATGTGGGAAGAGGCGATGTCAGGCGATTCAGACTGGAAGCCGATTTTTTTAGCAGCTTATCGAGATACTCGTCGTCGTACACCTATTCTTTCCATTCAGCAACCATTCAAATTAACCGAGGTGGAAACAGCCTTCACGGAAAGGGTTAAACGCGAAGAGAATTACGACATCACTCCAGAGTTTTGGAACTGGCGTAGGAAGAGAATTAGGTCTTCAATTGCTCGTACTGGATTTCCCTATGCACATTATGAGGGATTTCCGATTTCACCGCAGGAAGCCTTTCAGTCTTCCGGCCAAGGCGCATTTCCTCGTCACAAACTTGACGAGCAGCAGCAGAAAAACGTCTGTAAACCTACATGGGTAGGAGAGATTTTATTTCAAGGTCGGGGGAACGTTCCAAAGGTTCTACTCAATTCGATGCTTGATGAGAATGGGCATTATCGTGAGGACATTGCACTAGAGAAGCGAGAAATGACTAATCGGTTATATTTATGGGAACAACCTGATCCCGCTTCTGCTTATTACATCGGCGTTGATGTAGGTGACGGAATTATGGGTGGAGACTTCTCAGTAGCGGAAGTTTTCAAGGCTGGATATGGGATGGCACCGGACATACAAGTTGGAGAGTGGGTCGGCTATGAGCCTCCGATCGCCTTTGCCAAGATAGTCTATGCGCTTGGATTCTGGTACAACCAATGCGAGATTGCGGTCGAGTATGCGAAGGAGGGCACGTCTACAGCCAACGCGCTGCGATTGGATTTGGAATACCCAAAACTTTACATCCCTCGTCGTCCAGACTCTACCACTACACCTCTTACCCATTGGGTCCATTGGCAAACAACTGGAAAGACCAAACCCTACTTGCTGACTCGCATGAATGAATCTCTTTTGGAAGACAGTATCGTGATTCGTAGCCAGTACCTTCTCGACGAACTTCGCCGCTGTGTCAAGGACGGAATGTCGTTCGCAGGAATGGGTGGGCATGATGACGCCGCCGTTGCTGGATGTATTTGTCATTACTGCCTACGCGAGACGATGCCGGAGTTGCGACAATCGGCAAGATCAGCGGGCAGTGCTCAGACATCTGCCTCGATGACTCGTGCTCTCCACCCTCCCGTCGGCGCGGTGATCTACGGCGTTTACGATCCGCTCTACCGGCTCCGGCACCAACGTCGCAGTCTTCAAGAAGCCGAAGCCGACTGCGCGGCCAATCCTGGCTGGACCATCCGTCCGATCCGCGTCAGCAAAGCCAACACCGCCTGGTCCTCCATTCATCATGGCAGAGGACTGGAGAATGAACTTTACGCTGCGGGGATGGCCGACCGCGAGATCACTCCAGGAATCGTTACCCAGTTCGCTGCGGCTACTGGTCGGCTGGAAGGAATGTTCAACCAGGGCGGGAGTTGGGGGTCGGCGAGTCCAGGCGCGGACGCGGCGCAGTGGGATTCGAGTCTGGGTGACTTGGGAAGCGGGGAACTGGGAGAGTGGAGCGAGATGCGGTAGGAAAAGGTAGCAAGTCGGTCAGTCAAGTAGTAAGATTCTCGTAGCCCAAGGAGCTTCTCTCAATGTCTACCCAATCCGGTTTCGTTGGAGTCTGGTGTCCCCGCTGCGACAAGGCAGGCACTCCGGCTCGCGTCGTCCGTCAGATGGCCGCCAAGCAGGAAGGCATGTTGGTCAAGTGTCAAGGCTGTGGCGCGATCTACAACTATCAATCCCTGATGGCCAGCAAACCCCGCATGGACAAGGTGGAGTTCGTCGAGAAGCAGCCTCCGGGCACGCAGACGGTTCCGCTCTGGCTGCACCCTGAAGTTGTCGCTGCCTTGCAAGCCAAGTTCCCTTCTAACCTGCTGACCACTCTTCACTCCGCGGTAACCGCCCTCGCTGACCCGGATTCCGTGCTGATCGAAGGCCAGTACGCCAGAGAGATGGCTCAGATCGGCGTCAGGAAGGGGAGAGAAGTTCTCGCGCTGGCCAAGGAGGTGAAGGAACTCCGCGACGAGGTAGCCGCGATGAAACTGCGCGAACAAACTCTACGACAGTTCTTCAGCGGACTCGGATTGGCCATGCCTGCGCTGGCCAGCCAGTCAGCCAATCAACCGGCCAACGATCTCCCTGCTCAACTTCCCGTAGACGAGCGAGGCAATCCTCTAACCCCTCCTCGTGCGCAGTTCTCGCAGTTGCAGGATGACGGGTCGGGACTGCTGGTTCCCGCCGACGGAACGGACCAGATGCAGCAACCAGCCAGCCAGTTCACCTTTCCGGCCGACGCAGCTCCTGCGGCGGATACTCGTCCGGCGTTCGTGACGACGAACTTGAGATAAGGAAGAGAAAGAAATGTTGCGAGCGCTGGACCTATTCTGCTGCGCGGGTGGAGCTACCAAGGGACTTCAACGTGCCGGATTCTATGTCGTCGGCGTGGACATCAATCCTCAGCCTCACTATTGTGGAGACTCTTTCGTTCAGGCAGACGCGATGACGCTGGACGCACGTAAGGTGCAGAAGTCCTATGACCTGCTCTGGGCTAGCCCTCCATGCCAGCGCTATACACGCGCACAACGGCTGCGCCGTAATGACCACCCTGATTTGATAGCTGACATTAGGCGCTGGTTGGAATCGACCGGACTTCCTTGGGTGATTGAGAACGTTCTGGACGCTCCATTACTGAATCCCGTCCAGCTTTGCGGCACGATGTTTGGACTGCGTACTTATCGGCACCGACTGTTTGAATCTTCATTTACTCTGGTAGCACCGAATCATCCGAAACATATAGCGCCTCTTCGCAAGATGGGACGACCGGTGCAAGCTGGGGAGTTCATGCATATCGTAGGCAACTTCTCAGGGGTCGATCAGGCGCGGGAGATTATGGATTGCTCTTGGATGGTTCGTGACGAACTGCGCGAGGCCATCCCCCCAGCCTATTCCGAATACATCGCCCATCAATTCCTTGCTTCCCTCTAGCCATACCGTCTGCCTCGCGCTACACTGCCTCGGATGGCCACGCAGACCAGTTCGTTCGCAGGTTCCAGCAATCCACGTCCGCCAGCCGTCCCCACCTATTCCGGCCGTCCTGATCTCCCCAATCCTTTCCAACGCCTCGAAGGCGATGTCGTCTCTTGGGCCGACAAAGCCTACCAGCAAGCCCGCGAGAAAGCGGCAGCCTCCCCCGTCAACTCCCTGATCCCGCGCATCATCCAATATCTCTCCGGCAGCCAGTGGCCGGCTCGCCCCACCGCCTACGGCAACTCCCGCCCGGTGACCAATCGTATGTTTCGGCAGTACTGGGAGCTGGTCAGCCTTCTGACCGACGGCAAGCCCGAGCCGCAAATCCGCTGCTGGGACACCGAGGATGGTTATTCCGAGACTCAACGCCTGCTCGCCGCGCTGCTCGAACCGTGGGCCATGAATCCTGCCTACCACGACGCCCTGCAAGACATTATTGGATTCGGACTTCTGGCGCACGGAGTCGGGAAAGTTCAGTGGAATCGTCACCTGTCCGGTGGTCTGGGCGACGTGGAACTTCTCTCGGTTAATCCTCTGCGCTTCTACAAACTGGGCGCGGAAGGCCCTTCAACTCCGATCGACGAATGCGAATGCCTGATCGAGTGCCGTACGGTCACCTTGGAATCGCTGGTCCGCCGGTATGGCCTGGTCGCGCGCAACGTCAAAGTGGACGCTGACCTTTCCTCTACTGGTCTCCGTCCGATGCGACCTAGCGGCGTCTCCTCCGAGCAGTGGGGAAAGTATTCACCTCAAATGCAGTCAGTCATCTCGCAGGTAGCCGGATCGAAAGGCATGTCCAGTTCGACTGACCTTCTCTACCCGACCGTCGAGGAACGGATTTACTGGCTCCGCGACCCAGCCGTCAACGAATCCTCCACTACCCGCCGCGTCGGCGGCGTGATCCGCAGCAAGTCCGGCGAGGTAGCCTATGCCAACTGGAGCTACCTCGTCGAACCTGGTCAGCCTCTCTTCCCTCGTGGTCGGGTATTCTCGCTGGCCGGTGGCCGGGTCATGGAAGACACCTGCAATCCCTACTTCCACAACCACGCGCCGGGGCCGTATGTCGAATTCCTTCCCCTGCGTACACCCTGGCAGGCCCCGTCTTCGATGTCACTCACTGGGAACCTGATTGGTCCTCAAGATATTCTGAACCGCCTGATGGCCGGGATGCTGGAGACGATCAAGGCTGGATTGATCCCGACTATCATCACGCCGACTGACGCGATCAGCCGGTCAGACTTGGATAACCTCTCCACCACGATCTCCGGCGGCAAAGTCGAATACAATCCTCTCCGCTCCGGTGGCCAGCAGCCAAAGTTCCGCGAGCAGCCCTCCTTCCCGACTGCCGCCCAGTGGTATACCCAGACCCTGATGCGCGAGATGGACCAGACTACCGGCTCCGCCGCCATCGACGCCGCCGCGCAGAAGGAACAGATTCCCTCCCACGACACGATGGAGATGATTCAGAACGCGCGGTCGGGGATGGTCCGGCTGATGGGAAGACGGCTGGAAAACTTCATGAACTGCACCGGCCAGATGGTTATATCCTGCTTCCTCCAGTTTTACAGTTATGGCCATCGACAGGCGATCCTCGGCGAGAAGGGAACTAGCCAGTGGGATTTCAGCCCGATGTATGGAACGCTCATGCAGAAAGGAATGCTGCCGGAGAAGTTCGTGCGCAAATTCCAATTCAGCGTGCGGACCGGCTCGGCGCTTTCGTTCGACAATGAAACTCGTTTGCAGGCAGCAATAGTCCTCAACCGTCAAGGGCTGATCTCTACCAAGAACGTCCTGCGCATGTTGAACAAGGCCGGAGCCAATCTCGACATCGACGAGAACCTGAAGGAACTTCAAGCCGAGATGTTGCAGAAGGCCGCGATTGGCGCGCTGATGGGCGGAGGGAAGAAGGGGAAGAAGTAGGAGAGAGGACAGTCAATGCCAGTCGAACGATTCAAATCCAGGGAAGCCTACAGAAAAAATTTAGCGTACAGGCATATCCACGGCATTCCCATGACCGCCGAGCGCGTTGTAGTCGGCGGCAGGTCGCACAAGGTAGACCACTCTCGCGAGACTCCCGCACGGAAACGAATCAACTCTCGGCAGCGCAGGAAAGTAGCCCGCCGTTCTGTCCGCCGTCAGGAGTCCCGCCGATGAAACCTCCCTTACGCGATTTACAGACCAAGCGCAAGTTCAATCGTGGCCAGCAACGTCGTCCGGTTCGTTCCCCTCTCGGCGGTCCCGGTCCCCTGTCCCTCCGCAAGGCTACTCGTCAATCTCAGCGAATGCACTCGCGCCGGACCGGATTTCGTGGATTGTAGTTCATTTTCTCATCGACAGCACAACCTGAAGCGTGTAAGCTATCTGCATGGGATGGCGTGACAGATGCACTCTTACATGGCAAGCGTGGTGCAGCATGAGACAACGCTGCTACTACCTTAAGTCTCCCAGTTACAAGAACTATGGTGGTCGCGGCATTGTGGTCTGTGAACACTGGCGGTACGACAAAGCCAAGGGCACAGGCTATGAACGATTTCTTGCTGACATGGGAGTGAAGCCGGTAGGAAAGAGTCTAGAAAGAAAGAACAACGACCTTGGTTACTTGTGTCCGCTTTGTCTTCCTCCAGACGGTAATTGTAAGTGGGCTACTCTAAAGGAGCAACGTGCCAATCAACGTCCTCGGCCAAGGAAGCATAGACCAGTTACGTCCGAAGGTGAAGTCTACAGTAGAACGTTGCGTGCGTTTTTAGCTAAACAGTCTCCTGAGTATTTGCGTGAGCGTACAAGAAAGGCTAGTGCATCCGGACTGGCCAAGATAAAAGCAATATCCGCACAGAAGGATACTTTCTGTCTGCACTGTGGTCATGGTTGGCATAAACGAACCCAAGGTAGACCTCCTCAATGTCCGGCCTGTCGAACTCCCAACTGGGATATTCCAGTGGCCGCTGCCCTACCAAGTCTAGCCCTCTAAATTTGCGTTTCCGTTCAACTCGTGATTGACTTTATGCGAGTCGGGGGCAACCTTGGCTTACTGGGGTGGAGGCCCGAGTGTTGGCTTAGGCCAGCGAACAAAACCGCCGATTAACTCCATCGAGAAAGGAGTATTCCACATGGCTCGTCGCAGACATCATCGCTCAGCCAAACGGGAATCCAAGCGCAAGGCGAAGCGCTAATTCCCTATGCCCCGATGAGGGGTCAACCTTGGTGGTCAGGCCGCGCGATCGTACTGGCCACCAAAAACTTTCTTTACCGAACCGAACCGAACTGAACTGAACCGAGCAACACAATCCGATCCAAAGGAGCAACCCTCATGGCAGACCGCACCGACAAAGCCCCCGTTGAAAAGAACGGCCCCCGCGACGAAAAGGACCTGGAAGTCAGCTTCGGCCGCCCTGTCCCCCAGTCCAAGATGAAGAAGGGCGATTTCGTCAACTTCGGAATCCTGGCTGGCTCGACCGACACGGCGACTTCCGTTGAAGGCGTGCGCACGACCACCTTCGGCGATTCCGTCACCGACGCCGCGAAAAACATCTAACCAGTCGGCAGAAAGGTAGTCCGCTCCCGTGGCCACTTCACCTTTACCTTCCTCGCCTTCCACCTCCTCCGGCCAGGCTCCTCCGGTCGCGCCGCCCAACTTCTACGCCCAGGCCGCCTC